TACGTTTACATTAGATTCTTATTATTTATCTACTTCTAAAATATTTGACTTAAAAGAAAATACATTTTACAATCTTACTATTAAAAACGGTGTTGAGGTTGTATATAAAGATAAAGTATTTTGTACAAATCAAGTATTAAAAGATTACACAGTAAACAAGGATGAATATGTAGCACACGCTACAAACAACGATTTTATAATTTATGAGTAATATATCAATTGTTCAATTATCGGCTTATACAAGTCCTGTAATTCAAGAAAACAAAAAGTCAGATTATATTGAGTATGGAGTAGACAATAACTACTTTCAGTACTTGATTGATAGATATCTGTATTCAGCAACAAATAACGCTATTATAACAGGTGTTACCAATATGATTTATGGTAAAGGATTGGATGCTTTAGATTCTAATCGTAAGCCTAATGAATATGCACAAATGCGTAGTATCATAAAAGGTGATATGCTGAAGAAAGTAGCTATGGAGCGTAAAATGCTCGGTATGGGTGCTATGCAAGTTGTAATGGAAAAAGGCAAAGTTAAATCTATTGACCATTTCCCAATGAATACATTAAGAGCAGAAAAGTGTAATGACAAAGGAGAAATTGAAGCTTGGTATTATTACCCTGATTGGACTAAAAAGAAACCTTCTGAACAAGCTAAAAGAATTCCTGCATTTGGATTCGGAAATGGTAATGAAGTTGAAATGTATGTGGTACATCCTTATGTTAGTGGATTTCATTATTACACACCTATTGATTATTCAGGTGCTTTGCCTTATGCTAAATTAGAAGAAGAAATTAGTGACTACTTGATTAATGACGTTCAAAACGGATTTTCAGGTACTAAAGTAATTAACTTCAATAATGGTATTCCTAATGAAGAAATGCGTGACAAAATTAAACGTGACGTATTAAGTAAAATTACAGGTTCAAGAGGTGAAAAAGTAATTGTAGCTTTTAATGCCAATGCAGAAAGTAAAACTACAGTAGAAGATATACCTTTGAATGATGCACCTGCACACTATGAATATTTAAGTACTGAATGTTTTGAAAAGTTAATTGTAGGGCATAGAGTTACTTCGCCTATGCTTTTAGGTATTCGTGACACAGGCGGTGGTTTAGGTAATAACGCAGATGAAATTAAAACTGCTACTTTGTTATTCGATAACATTGTAATTAAACCTTATCAATTGGAATTGATTAATGCTATTGATGAAATTTTAGCAGTAAATGATATTAGCTTAAAACTATACTTCAAAACTATACAACCTTTAGAATTTGTAGATGCTTCAGGAATGAATGCTGAAACTGCTGAAGAAGAAACAGGTATTAAAATGTCTGCACATACAGACCCAAATATTGCAAACGCTTTAATTGATAAAGGTGAAGAACTTGGTGAAGAATGGGTTTTGATTGATGAAACTGAAGTAGATTTAGAATCTGAAGAAGATTTAGATGCTGAAATTGAATCTTTAAACAATCCTAAAAAGAAAGAATTGTCTTTAATTCAAAAACTTGCAACTGCTATTACAGGTAGACCTAACGCAAAGAGTTCACAAGATGAAAATGTAGATGGTATTAGATTCATTACAAGATACAAATATTCAGGCGCTGAATCAGGTGAAAGAGAATTTTGCAATAAAATGTTAAGAGCATCTAAACTTTACAGAAAAGAAGATATAGTAAATACTAATTCTAATTTTGTAAATGCAGGTCAAGGTCACAAAGGATTGCCTTATGATTTATTCTTATACAAAGGTGGGGTTAATTGTAAGCACAAATGGTTAAGACAAACTTACGTTTCATTTGACAATGTAAAGATTGATGTTACCAATCCTAATGCAACTAAAATTAGTACAAACAAGGCAGAAAAATATGGCTATAGAGTTAGAAATCCTAAAGAGGTTGCTATGACACCATACGATATGCCAAATCACGGACATCATCCTGACTATAATAAAGAAAATTAAAATATGGCTCAAGCATTATTTGTAACAAGAGAAGATATAGTTAAATACACAGTAATGAATGGAAACGTTGACACGGATAAATTCATTCAGTTTGTAAAAATAGCACAGGATATTCATATTCAAAACTATTTAGGAACTAAACTATATGATAAAATAAACGATGATATCGTAGCAGGTACTTTAGCAAGTCCATATACAACACTTTTAAGCAAGTATATTAAACCAATGGTAATACATTGGGCTATGGTAGAATATTTGCCTTATTCGGCATATACAATAGCTAATAAAGGTGTATATAAACACAACAGCGAGAATAGTACAAACGTTGAAAAGAACGAAATAGATTTCTTAATTGAAAAAGAGCGTGATGTAGCACAACACTATACTAATAGATTCTTGGATTATATCTGTTATAACACAGCAACGTTTCCTGAATATAACACTAATTCAAACGGGGATATGTTCCCTGATTCAGAAGCTAATTTTGTAAGTTGGGTACTATGATAAAAAAAGAAACTTATAAGCCAAAAGCGGTTAACGTAAAAAAACTGCAACTATTTTTAAATAAAATAAAAGATAAAAAATGAGTTTACAATTTACACATATAAAGGGGGACACTTTTGATGAAGTTGCTTTTCAATTAAAGATTAATACTGCAGTTGTTAATTTAACAGGTGCAACTATTAAAATGCAATTGCGTAAAAGCTATTCAGATACTAATGCTGCTTTGTCTCTTACTTCGGTTTCATCTGCAGGTATTACAATAACTAATGCCACAAATGGAGAATTTAAAATAAACACACAAATAATAGACATTCCTGTTTATAATTATGTATATGATATACAAATTACTTTAGCAAGTGGAGTAGTTAAAACGTATGTACAAGGTGGGTTTAATATTACTAACGAAGTAACAAGATAAAAAAATGGGTGATGATATTACTATTGGTGTAACTGAAATTGTAAATAACATTGAAGTTACTGCACAGCCAAACGACCAAATCGTAGATATTAGTGTAATTGATAATGCAGATGATGTTACTTTAAACATAACACCTACTGTAATTGAAATCAATATTAACAAAGGTAGTTCTTATGCTAAATGGGGCGATATATTAGGCACACTATCTGACCAAACCGACTTACAATCGGCTTTAGATTTAAAAGCTAATTTGGTAGGTGGAAAAGTTCCTGCTTCAGAATTACCTTCTTATGTAGATGACGTGGTAGAAGTAGCTAATTATGCTGCTTTACCTACTACAGGTGAGACAGGTAAGATATATGTAACATTAGACAACAATAAAATATACCGTTGGAGTGGTTCTACTTATATAGAAATCGCTGCTAATAGTGCTATTTGGGGTGCAATTACAGGAACATTAAGTAGTCAAACAGATTTACAAAATGCTTTAAATGCTAAATTTAACAACCCTACAGGTGATACTACACAATACATAGCAGGTGATGGTTCTTTAATCACATTCCCTGTAGCAGGTCAAGCAGGTACATTAGTTCGTCAAGTAAGAAACACTACAGGTTCTACTTTAACAAAAGGAACTATAGTTTATATCAATGGTGCTAATGGTAATAAGCCAACGATAGCAAAAGCTATTGCCACAAGTGATTCTACATCTGCACAAACATTTGGAATATTACAAGCGGATATAGCTAATAATTCAAACGGATATGTAGTATGTGTAGGTGATATTATAGGTTTAGATACTTCAGCAATTACTGAAGGAACACAGCTATATTTATCTTCTACTACAGCGGGTGCTTATACAACTACAAAACAAGTAGCCCCTGCGCATTTGGTTTATATTGGAGTTGTTACACGTTCACACCCAACACAAGGACAAATAGAAGTTAAAATACAAAATGGTTACGAATTAGATGAAATTCACGATGTATTAATTACTTCTAAATCTAACAATCAGTTTTTAGTATATGAAAGTGCAAGTTCACTTTGGAAAAATAAATCTTTAGGTACTGTATTAGCAGGTACAAGTTCACAATTTTTAAAAGGTGATGGTTCTTTAGATTCTAATACTTATGCTTTAACAAGCCAATTACACGATGCGGTAACTATTGGAACTGCAAATGGATTATCTTTATCAACTCAAGTTTTAAGTTTAGGTATTGCAAGTAGTTCAGCAAATGGTGCTTTAAGTTCTACAGATTGGACTACATTTAATGCTAAACAAACAGCTTTAAACGGAACAGGTTTTGTTAAAATATCAGGAACTACTATTTCTTATGATAATAGTACATACGCTTTAGATAGTGCAGTTGTTAAGTTGTCAGGAAGTCAAACTATTTCGGGTGTAAAAACCTTTAGCAATATGCCTATTTTATCTGCTGCAAGTAATGTTAATGGTCAAATTGTTTATGCTGATGCAAGTAATCAATTAAAAACAATAACAAACTTTAAGTATAACGATGCTACAGGTGTTTTAACTACACAATTAGGTGATTTAGGTTCTAATGCTTATACATCTACTGCTTATACACCAACTGCAAGAACGTTAACAATTAACGGAACTACTTTTGATTTAAGTGCAAATAGAAGTTGGACTATTTCTGCAGGTATTTCAGGTTCAGGAACTACAGGAAAAATTCCATTATATACAGGTTCAACTGCATTAGGTGATAGTAGCTTTACAGAATTTTCAACTTATGTAAATTTAACTAAACCACTTACTATTGCTTATTCTACTGCTACATCAGGACAAGGTTTAAATTTATCTTTAAATAATTCAGGTAGCACAGGTACAACTTTGTATTTATATAATGCAGGTACAGGTAATTTAGCACAATTTCAAAAATCAGACAATACAACTGCTTTTTTAATTAATGCTTCAGGCAACGTAGGAATTGGCACAACTTCTCCAATTGATTACCAAGTTTATGGATATGGTGCAAACTTAGAAAATAGAGGCGGTCGTGGCGGTGGATTTGTTTCTACTGATTCAGGTGCTACAAATAGAATGGTATTTTCTGTTGATAGTAGTGCTGCTGTTGGAATGGTAAAAACTGTTACAAATACACCTTTAACTTTTGGAGTTAATGATTCTGAAAAGATGCGTATCACTTCAGGTGGCAACGTAGGAATCGGTACAACAAGTCCTGTATCAGCATTGCAAGTAGGTTCAGGTACTGTTTCAAGTATACCTTCTTGGGTAAAGATTTTATCTACAGGTTCTTCAGATACAGGTATAGCTTCAGCTATAAATAATAAAGCAATTTATTTATATAACAACGGAAGCACATTAAAATTAGATGCATACGATTATTCAGCTTCAGCTGCTTTAGATGTACAAATAGGTGGTAATGGTGGTAAGATTTTATTAAGTGGCGGTGATGTAGGCATCGGTACATCAAGTCCAAGTTACAAATTAGACGTAGCAGGTGTAGGTAGATTTTTAGGTACAACACCATTAACACTTGAAAGAAGCGGAAGTACTAAATATACTTTTTCTTTAGGTGCTTCAAATGATTTTTACATTAACAATGTTAACATAGGTTCAACACCTTTATCTATTTTAAGTTCAAATAGTGTAGTTATTAGTAATTTAGGGACAGGTTTAGTATATTCTAATGGTGGTGCTTTAACAAGTACAAACCCTTCGGATAATAGGTTAAAAGATAATATTGTAAGTTTAAATTATGGTTTAAATGAAATACTACAATTAAGACCTGTAAGTTATAATTGGAAAGATGACAAAATAAATCAAGGAAAACAATTTGGATTTATTGCTCAAGAAGTACAAGAAGTGATGCCTGAATTAGTAAAAGAATTTGAAACTGAAGAAGGTAATAGATTAGGTCTTGACAAAGAAGGTATTTATGCAGCTTTAGTAAATGCTATTAAAGAGCAACAAAAACAAATTGAAGAATTAAAAAAATTAATAAATAAATAATATGACACAATTTAAGTGGATAATTTCAGCAATGGAATGTATCAAAAAAGATGGTGATTTACAAGATGTAGTAATTACAATTCATTGGCGTTATGCTGCAGAAAAAGATGGTGTTTCTACAGATGTTTACGGGGCTACTTCGATGCCTTTACCAACAGGTGAAGATTTTACACCTTATGAAGAACTAACTAAAGACCAAGTGTGCGGATGGTTAGAAGCTACATTAGATGTACCTGCAATGGAAGAAAATTTAGACAAGCAATTAGACTTACTAATTAACCCCGTTAATGTAACACTACAACCCCCATTTGAAAACTAAAAACAAAAGTAACATTATGTTATTTTTAAGTAAATCAAATAAAAATTAATTAAAACAAACAATTATGGAAACTAAACAAGCAATTGAAATTTTAGTACAAGTAGCACATTTAGCACAAAAAGGTGGTTTATTACAATTAGCAGATGCAGTAGCAGTGGCACAAGCTATTAATACTTTAGCACCTAAAGAAGAAGTAATAGAAGAATAAGAATAAACATTTAAAATGAAATACATTAATTATTTTTTTGCTTCATTAATATTATTTTTTGTACCTATCTACGGTTTATTGATAGCCGTAGGTAGTGCAATAATTTTAGATACTTTTACAGGTATATTTAAAAGCATAAAGCTTGAAGGTTTACAATCAATAAGAAGTAGAAAATTAAGCAATGTAATTTCTAAAATGGCATTATACGAAATATGTATAATCTTTTTATTCTTAATTGACAAATTCGTTTTAAATGAATTCGTAAAACACGCTTTTGGTTTTGACTTTATGTTTACCAAGATTTGTGCTATACTATTAATCTTTGTTGAATTAGTATCTATTAAAGAAAACATTGAAGCTTCATTTAAAGTTGATATTTGGCAATTATTAAAAACAGCATTTAATAGAGCTAAAGAAATAAAAGCAGACTTCAATGAAATTAAGCGATAAAGGTTACGAATTAATAAAAAAGTTTGAAGGCTATAGTGACAGACCTTACAAATGTCCTGCAGGTATTTCTACTATTGGGTATGGTAACACTTATTACCCAAACGGAACTAAAGTTAAAATTACAGACAAACAAATTACAAAAGAATACGCTAATGAAATATTAGCACATACTGCTGATGAATTTGCTGAAGATGTATTGAAACTTGTAAAGTCAAAAATAACTGTAAACCAGTTAAACGCATTAACTTCTTTTGCTTATAATGTAGGTGTATCTAATTTACAAAAATCTACTTTGTTAAAATTGGTAAACATAAATCCAAATGATGGTAATATAGCTAAAGAGTTTTTAAAGTGGAATAAAGCAAATGGTAAAGTTTTAAATGGTTTAACAAATAGACGCATTGCTGAATCAGCATTATACTTTACCAAATGAAATATTTAGTTTTAATTTTATTAATTACTTCTTGTGCTTCAAGAAAAGTAGATGTATCTAAAACAGATATAAAAATCAATACAGATTCTACAGCTATCACAAAAACAGATAGCACTTCAATTATAAACAAAAATGTTTATTTTACTGAAAATACTACAGAATTAGAAATTAAACCATTGAATGATAGTTTACCTATTGTAATAGATGGTACAAGCTATTTTAACGCTGTTTTAAAATACAAAAAACAAAATAAAACATTAGTAGATACAAGTAAGATAATAGTGTCTAAAAATGTTTTAAAACAAGTTTCTAAATCAAAGCAAGAAACTAAAAATATAAAAGAAAAAAAAACAGATAGAAGAAGTTTTAGTTTTTTATGGATACTTATTTTAATTATTATTTTATTTTTAATTTATAGGTTTAAAAACTTATTTAAATTTTAGTTTATATTTTTTTATTTAAAAAAGAAAGAAAAGAAAAATAAAACAAGTTTAAGAAAATAAAAAGAAAATAAAGAAAAACCCCCCATAAGAAAAAAGATATTTTCAATTTTTACCTGTTCCAAGAAGCTTCCATATTTATTAGGTTCTTCAAGTCTTCGACGCATCGGATTTTATTTTACAAATATATAATAGTTTTATAATACCAAAGTTTTATATTTATTAACATTTTGTTTATAAGTATTTTGTATATTTGAGTATAAGTAATTATAATATGAAAAAATGTAATAAATGCAAAATAGAAAAACCTTTTACTAATTTTAGTAAAAATAATTATTCAAAAGATAAACTTTGTAATAAGTGTAAACTTTGTGTAAAGGAGTACAGTATATCTTATAGAGAAAAAAATAAAGAACATCTTAAAGAATATTCAAAAAAATGGAGAAAAGAAAATAAAGAATATTCAAAAAAATGGTGTCAAGAAAACAAAGAAGTTCGAACTAAATATATAAGAGAATATAATTTAAAAAGAAAAAATAATGATGTTTTATTTAAATTAAGTTCAAATATAAGAACTTTAATTTACACAAAATTTATACAGAATAATTATACTAAAAAATCAAAAACTTATAATATACTTGGCTGTACTTTTGAAGAATTTAAATTACATTTGGAAAAACAATTTACTGAAGGTATGAGTTGGAGTAATCAAGGTGAATGGCATTTAGACCATATTTACCCTGTTTCACTTGCTAAAACAGAAGAAGAAATAATTGCATTAAATCACTATAGTAACTTTCAGCCATTATGGGCAATAGATAATCTTAAAAAAGGCAATAGAATATAATGGCAAAGAAACCAACAAGGACTTCGCTTATTAAAAAGCTTGATATGGTGTTTTCAATTTATATTCGCCGCAAAGATGCTGTAAATGACATAGCACAATGCGTTACTTGTGGAAAGAAAGACCATTGGTCGAAACTTCAGAATGGACATTGGGCAAGTAGAAGACATTATAGCACTCGTTGGGATGAAAGAAACTGTAATGTACAATGTGCAGGATGCAATGTGTTTAGAGCAGGTGAAATATATTTATATACTAAATACCTTTGTTCACAATATGGTGATAACTTCCCTGAACAACTATATGCTAAATCACAAACTATTTGTAAATTTACCGATGTAGAGCTGCAAGATATGATTCAGCATTATACAGAGCTTAACAAGCTATTTTGACATTTCTTTTCTGATTCTCTTTTATAATTTGGTTAATGTTAAATTGGGCTACTTTAAACGGTAGCCCTTTTTTTGCCAATCTGTTAAAATTATGTTAAAATTTTAAATCATAGTTGTTTATTAAAAAACCTGTTATATATTTGCCACATCAAACATTAACAAATAACAAATTATGAAAGCAATCAAAACATTTTTAACAAAAGCAAATTACCAAATTTTATTCGCACAAGCATTAGCTTTGTATTTTTTAATCCAAATAATTTTAAGATACTAATGAAAGATTTAATCGACTTCAACAGATTTCAAATAGAAGCATTACAAGCAGAAATTTGTAAACTAAAACAGGAAAACAATTTACTTGCAACTTATTGCTTTGAAGCATTAAATGAAGGTATAACAGAAGAATATAAAACATTAATCAAACAACAAATTTACGAACTAAAACAAAACTAATTATGAAAGAGTTATCATTAAACGAAAAGTTAAGCAGAATTCAAATTGAATTTAAAGCTAACAAGTCAAGATTTAACAGCTTTGGTAAATATAACTTTAGAAGTGCTGAAGATATATTAGAAGGTTTAAAGCCGTTTAACGAAAAGTATGGAGTATCTTTTACTATTACAGAAAGATTAATAGATGTAAATTCATCGTTACCTATTATGGAATCTACTGCTACAGTATATGACAACAATGGAATTAATGAACTATCAACTATTGCAATTGTAGGTGTAGATTTAAATCAAAAAGGTATGCAAGTACCTCAACAATTTGGTTCTGCAAGTTCATATGCTAAAAAGTATGCTTTAGGTAATTTATTACTAATTGACGATACACAAGATGCTGATGCGGTTAACAAGCACGATAGCGGTATAAAAATAGCTGATTTGGTTGACGATAAAAAATGGTTAAATAAAAACACACCTGAATTTACTAAATCAATTGAATACTTAAAAAGTGGTGGTAATATAGAAGCTATTGAAAAAAAGTATAAATTAGCAAAAGCAGTTAAAGACGAATTACTAAAAGTAAAATAAATAAAACTGAATAGCTGACAACAGGAAAAAAAGGTAGGCAAAGTAAAAAAACAAATATTATGGGAGCATTAATTAATTTAAGCTTAAGAGTAGACCAATTGCCTAAAGAGAAATTTGTAGCAGGTAAAGACGGAAAAGTGTATTACAATTTTACAATTAATGTAAATGATGATGCAAATCAGTTTGGACAAAATGTATCAGCTTTTGATTCACAAACAAAAGAAGAACGTGATGTTAAGAAACCAAAAAACTATATTGGTAACGGGTCAGTAGTTTGGACTGATGGAAACATCGTAGCTATTAAAAAGGAACAAAACGTTGCTGAAAAAGCACAAACTGTTTCAGATAATTTGCCGTTCTAAATTAAATCAGGGGAGTAAATAAAATGCTCCCCTTTTTAAATAAAAAACATTATGGAATTATATGATGAAATTAAATATAAATATATAGGTGTTGAATTTGGTTCTTATAAAGTTACAGAATATTTAGGAAGATTAAAATTAGGAAACCAAAAATATGAAAGACATTATTTTAAAAAAATATGTAAATTTTGTGGTACTGAATCTAATTCAAATACCCCTTCTATTCTAAATAATCAAATAAAAAATAATTCAAAATGTAATTTATGTAGAGAATCTATTAATATTTATAAAAAAGAAAAAAAATGCTCTTCTTGTTCTAAATGGAAACCTGCAACTACAGAATTTTTTAATGCTTCAAAAAATAGACCTTTTGGAATTCATTATTATTGTAAATGTTGTTCATATATTAAATCTAAAAATTGGAGACTTATAAAAGAGAATAGAGATAAAGAATATATATACAAAAAACAAAGACTACTAACAGATGATATCTTTAGATTTAAAAACAATGTTAGATGTTTAATAAAAAATTCATTTAAAAGAGGAAGTAATAAATTTAATAAAAATTCTAAAACAGAAAATATATTAGGATGTACAATACAAGAATTTAGACTTTATATAGAAAATAAATTTATTGAAGGAATGACATTTGAAAATTATGGAGAATGGCATTTAGACCACATAAAACCATTATCTTTGTCTAAAACAGAAGAAGATGTTATATTGTTAAATCACTATACAAATTTTCAACCATTATGGGCAATAGATAATTTAAGAAAAGGAAACAAATGGAATTAGATAAAGATGCAGTACAACTCCTAATGGAAATGTATGAAGATGAATTAAGAATAGACCCAACACAAAAAATAGAACATCCTGAACCTGCTTTATCTTTAGGTACAAAAACATACGAAACAAAAGATGGTGTAAAAGAGTTTCCATTACCATTAGGAACATACGGAAATTTCAGCTTTGTACAAGCACCGCCTAAAAGCAAGAAGACATTCTTTATTTCACTTTTAAGTGCTGTATATATGAAAGGTAGACTTGATGCATTCGGTGGAGAATTACAAGGTTATAGCAACGGAAAACACCTGATACATTTCGATACAGAGCAAGGGAACTTTCACGCTCAAATGGTTTTTAGAAGACCAATTGATATGACTGAAATAGATACAAAAAAATACCATACGTTTGCATTACGTCAATTAGGATTTAAAGAACGCATACAATTTATAGAATGGTACTTGTACGAAAAATTAGAAGGTAAAGATGTAGGTTTAGTAATTATAGATGGGGTAGCTGATTTATGTAGTGATGTAAACAATATTGAAGAATCAAATGCAGTAGTGCAGAAATTAATGAAATGGTCAAAAGAATTGAATTGTCACATTATAACAGTTATTCATAGTAACTTCGGTTCAGATAAACCTACAGGGCATTTAGGTTCATTTTTAGAAAAGAAAACAGAAACGCAAATACAATTAGAACTTAACACGGTGAATAAAGACTTGGTAACTGTAAGCTGCAAAAGAAGTAGAAACGCATCATTTGAAACATTTAGTTTTACTGTTAATAAATTTGGTCTACCACAGGTTGCAGGTGCTTTTTACGACCCACTTGCAGGAGTTTTTTAAATTGTTAATAACTTTTAATTATATTTACAAAATGAAAACAACTATTAAGAACCAAATTCAGGAATTAAAAAATACAGCATCAAGAACAGGATTGATATTCTGTGATAATAAAGTTATGTTTTCTTTTGTGCAAGATGTGCTTTTAAAGTTAGAACAAATAGAAGACTTAATAGAATTAGAAAATGAATTGCATTTAACTGATGTAGCTGAAGCAGTTAAACACTATTACCAAACAGACACAAACTTAACACATATTAACGTAAATTTTCAAGTTAGACCAATACAATCAGAAAAGAAAGAGTGTATTATTAACGCAAAAATTTATTTATGATTACAATTTTATTTGCTATTGCAGCAGTTTGTTGGATTGTCCTAATGATGATTCAAAAGTACGGCGGTGAATTAATTATAAACCCTATTATTGGTTTTATGGTTGGATGGCTTTACGATGGTGAAGAAGAAGACGGTGTAACAGAACACACTATTCAGGTTCTTTTAGGTGTAATATGTTTTACAATAGTTTGGACAACTTATGAATAATCAATGGTTAGCCAAAGTGGCACAGTACCATAACGATTGGGTAAAAGTTATTCAAACATTTGGAGAATATGACTACGCTGAAGACATAGTACAGGAATCTTATATTGCACTATGGAAATATGCAGATGCTGATAAATTAATTGATTCAAACGGTGAGGTAAGAAAGGGATATATGTACTTCACTTTACGTTCTTTATTTTATCAATACTATAACAAAAAGAAAAAGATTAACAAAGTTTCTTTTGATGGGTGTTGGGAGTTATTCGATGATTCAAATATAGAAGAACATAAAGCATATAACGATATATGTATGCTGATAGATGAAGAAATAAAAAATTGGGATTGGTACGATAGAAAACTATTTAAGCTATACAGGGACACAGATTTATCTATGCGTGATATAGCCAAAGAAACTAATATTAGTTTGATTTCAATATTCAATTCAATTAAGAATTACAAAATTATTTTGAAGGATAAGTTTCAAAAAGATTACACTGATTACATAGAAAACGATTATAACTCAATTTATTAATTATGGCAAAAGCAAGAACAAAAAAACCGTCACAAGGACTTGGTGATACGATTGAAAAAATCACCGAAGCCACAGGAATTAAAAAAGTAGTAGAAACATTTAGCAAAGCCACAGGTTTAGATTGTGGTTGCGAAGAACGAAAAGCAAAACTAAATAACTTAATTCCATATAGAAGAAAAGTTAATTGCTTAACTGAATCAGACTATGAAGCTTTAAAACCTTTTGTTTCACCAAAGAAAGGCAGTTTAACACCAAACGAACAATGGCAAATACAAGCTATTTACTTTAGAGTATTTGAAGTAAAATTAGACGATAGTAATTGTGCTTCTTGTTGGCGTGATATTATTAACGACTTAAGAAAAGTATTTAATGAATATCAAGTACAGTAGTTTTAGATTTGATATGCCTATAGATGATAAAGTTTATAGGCAATTAAATAAAGAACCTGCTATTAATAGCTTGTTCAGGAGCGACAAAGTAGGTAAATGTGCAAAGCTATTTGATGACTATTATAAATCAGTAGAGCAAATAGATAGTAGTGAATGGTACGAATATTATTTAGAACGATACCCAAAGGTATTAGCCAATACGTCTTTAGCTATTACTTCATTAGATATTAATGATTCTTTTGCATACGTTAAGCATAGGATAATAGGTCAAACTTGGAATGGAATGCTAAATGAAATAGCTTTGGTAAAAGAACTGCAAGAGCAATTTCCAAACTTAACTTTTGAAAAAGCAGATTATAACAAGGACGAACAATATTTTACAGATTTTGAATGCTTTTCTAATGGTATTTTAATTTTAGGTTTACAGATTAAACCAATTACTTATAAATATATGAGTAACCCATACCAACTAAAAGCAAAAGACAATCATAATAAGCAAAGGGAATTATACAAACTAACTTATGGTGTGCCACATTTCTTAATCTATTACGAAAAAGATGAACTATACGAAAAACAAAATGTTTTCAATCAAATAAATTTACTATTAACTAATTTAATAAATCAGAACAATGAACAATAATCCAATACAATTAGAATATTTAAAGAGTGTATTACTATCACAACTTCTTTTAGAATGTAATGAGAATTTACGTTACACAAAGCAATATAACGGCGCTTTAAAGCACTTACTTAATAAAGTGATATTACATCTTGAAACTACAGTTTATGATGAATACAGAAAGATATATAACGCTGATGCAGAAATGACTACAAACATTTTAAATAGTATTGAAGACATAGTTATAAAATTAACTACTTCAGATTTGGATGAACTCGTAATGATTAATGCAGTTATTGAAAAGTATAAAGAAAACAAAGAATGGTTTTTAGAATATGGTCAAGCTGAATTTTTAAAACTTAAATAATATGAAAAAATGTAATAATTGTAAATCTTTAAAAACACTTGATAATTTTCATAAAAATAAATATGAAAAAGATGGTTTTAATTATGAATGTAAATTATGCAAAACAGAAAGAAATAAAATATATTACAAAAATAATCAAGAAAAAATAAAACAAAAAACAAAAGAAAGAGAATTTAAAACAGGATATTGTAAAGAATGGAGAAAAAAAAATAAAAATTATTCTAATGAATATATTTACAAAAGAAAAAAAGAAGATTTTATTTTCAAATTTTCTTACAACGTTAGATGTTTAATAAAAGAATCTTTTAAACGTGGTACTAATCAATATAAAAAATCATCTAAATCAGAAACTATTTTAGGATGTACAATTGTAGAATTTAGAAATTATATAAAATCTAAATTTACTGAAGGAATGACAATAGAAAATCACGGAGAATGGCATTTAGACCATATAAAACCATTAGCAAGTGCAACTACTGAAGAAGAAATTATTAAATTAAATCACTACACAAATTTTCAACCGCTTTGGGCTATTGACAATTTAAAAAAAGGAAGTAAAATTTAAGATGGCTAAAAAGAAAATAGAAATCTACTCGCCACATTACACACAGGTAAACGCTATGGTGTATTGTGTTAAAAGAAACGTAGCTTATTCATTAGAAGCAAACACTAACAAAAGATTCTACATAGTTAAATACATTCCAAGTGATTATAAAAATGTAGTATATTTAAAAGATAATAACAAAAAGATAGAGTTCAGCGAATATGAAGCAACCAAGAAGATAATGGAATTATATGTTAACCAAAGCAAATTGATATGAAAGTAAAAGATACAATGTCACAATGGATTGAAACTCAAATACAAGATAGTGTAGTTCAATCAGTAATTAATAAGTTCAAACAACGTAGTGAAGTAGGAATACAGAAATACAATACTACATTAGACCGTGAAGATTTAACAAGGCAAGATTGGATTAACCACGCACAAGAAGAAGCAATGGATTTAATTTTGTATTTAGAAAAACTTAAAAGACTATAGATATGAAGCAATCACCACTACAAAGAATACAACGCATTATGAAGTTTAACTATAACAGAGGTTTGAATAGCGAAAGAGTTAATGCAGTATATAGAAAGATTATAAAACTAAAATTAGAGGGTAGCAATTAGCTATCCTTTTTTTTGTTAAAATTATGTTAATACTTGCACTATGTAAATAAGTTGTTTATATTTGCTTAAACATTAAAACCAAACATTATGACAAAGCAAGAAATCAAAACAGAATTAGAAAATGTAATCTACGTTTTAGAAACATTAGAAAACGATTACGCAGCACTTAAACTAAAAGCAGTACTATCAGCTTTAGAACAAGATTGGAATGAATCAGCTTACTTTACGCAAGAAATAGATAGCATTCTAAACTATGAAGAAACAATGACTAATCTAAACAACATAACAATATATGAATGAAGACGCAACAATAAAAATATTCAGCAAGATACAATCTTTAGAACGTGACTTGCAATGGATATACCACGAATACTTCAACGCACAATTAAATGACGACCAATTTATGGCAATGATAGATTCAACTGAAAGAGACATACAAACACACTATTATATTTACGACTTAATTATACAAGATGCAAGAAAAAATTAAAACATTCGACAACAAGATTTGGGACAAACAAGAATTATTAGACAATATGTATGATGATGACTTTTACTATGGTTATTTAGGAAAACAAGCATTATCTTCATCAAGTCTAAAGATGGTGCTTAAATCACCTAAAACATATAAATACGTTACAAAGTACGGACAAGCAGAAACTCAACCATTAAGAGATGGTAAACTATTCCATACACTTATACTTGAACCTAATAAGATAGATGACTTCACATTTGTAGATTGTAAAACTAAAGCAGCAAAAGAATACAAACTTGCAGTAGAAGAAAAACAAAACGTATATACTACAAATGAATTAAGAGACGCTGAAAGATTAGCTGATGCAATCCTAAAGAACAATGAAGCTACAAGTTATTTTATGGGTGCAGAATTTGAAATACCTGAAGTAGCAATGATAGATGGAATACCATTTAGAGCCAAAGCAGATATTTTAAGAGGCAATCAAATAATAGATTTAAAAACTACTACAGGGTTAAATGAATTTAGATATTCAGCAGATAAATACTCTTATGACTTACAAGCTTATATGTATAAAGAAATGTTTAGAGTAGATGAATTCATATTTGTATGTATAGACAAAGGTAGTTTAGATATTGGAATCTTTGAATGTAGTGATGACTTCTACCAAAAAGGTAAAGACAAACTTGAACAAGGTATAGCTAACTACAAATACTTTTTTGGACAAGAAGAAGTAGATTTAAATCAATATGTAATGCGTGGAATTTTATAATTAAATAAGAAATGGAAAATCAGATAAAAGAATTAATTTTAAGAGAACTAAAAGTAGATATAACTGAAAACTGCAGGAAGCGAGAAATAATAGAAGCAAGAGCATTATACTTCTACTTGGTAAAGAAACTATATAAGAAAAGAAGCTTACAATCTATAGCATCAGACTTTGAAATGAACCACGCTACAGTAGTACATTCATTAAAGAACTTTTCAGTATATGAAACCTACAACCCAAAGATATTAGATTGCAAGAATTTAATATTAAAACTACTCGGTGGTGAAGTAGAACAAGAACTATCACAAGAAGACATCTTTAAAAAAAAGCTGCACGATTTAGAAAAGCAATTGAATCAACCAAGATACGAATACAAAATAATAGAAAACCTAAACAACCTATTAGAAGCTACTAAAGGAACTGAACAACACGAATTAATTACTTTAAGGTTAGAAGCATTCTATTCAATGAATAAAAACATAAGACTATAAAGCTATGAAGTATTTAGTTATAATTGCACTATATGAACTAATAAGGTCAAAACTGATTTGGCTATGGTATTACTTAATTAATAAAGGCAAATGAAAAATTCAGATATAAGCAAAATATTGCGAGAAGCGAATAACAATAGTATTTATCTATGGGACTTGCCAAGACCTAAATGGAAACAAGAAGACTTTGATGTATTAGATGCTATAAAGAATGGTGCAAAGTATAAAACCAAAAAGATATTGATAGATGATTTAGGACTATCAGATAAAAGTTTAAAGATGCAGAAAGAACAATCACATAGAATGAAACCTATAAGAAGAAAGTCTGATGGTAAAATATTTAGTGGTATGATACAACTATGTAGGGAAACAGGAATAAATCGTTCTTCATTATCTTTAGCTTTGAATAACAGACCAAATGGTTTGCAGAAATACAAAGATGAATACGAATTCATTTAACAACTATAAGTTTTATTTATTATAGAATTAATAATAATAACTTTTTTAAATATGGAAGATAAAAGAAGAAACAACGGTGGTCATAAAACTGCAGGTAGAAAATCTAAAGTTGAAGAACAAAAGGTAAACAATATTTTTATCCAAGCATTAAAGGAATTATACAATAAAGAAACCGAAGACGAAACAAAGATAGCTTTTGTCAAAGGTACTTTAATGGAATCACAACGTGGACAATTGTTTATTGCTGAACATATATTTGGTAAGCCTAAAGAAATAGTTGAAACTACTCACAATATTAACGACTTCAATATAAAAGATATATTCAAAATTGATAAGTCTAAATAACAAATATAATCTACTTGGTTCAGATAGTAGGTACTTTGTAATAACAGGCGGAAGGGGTTCAGGGAAGTCTTATTCTTTGAACTCGTTTCTGCTATTGTTAACTTATGAAGTAGGACACGTTATACTATTTACACGTTACACTTTGACATCAGCAAATGTATCTATCATTCCTGAATTTATAGATAAGATAGAATCAGCCGATTTAAGCAACGATTTTTATATTACGAAGGATGAAATAGTAAATCTAAAAACAGGGTCTAAAATCATCTTTAAAGGGATTAAAACAAGCAGTGGTACACAGACTGCATCACTTAAATCTTTAGCAGGTGTTACTACTTGGGTATTAGATGAAGCTGAAGAACTAACAGATGAAGAAGTATTTGAAAAGATAGACTTCAGTATTAGAACCAAAGGTGTACAGAATAGAGTGCTATTAGTATTGAACCCTGCAACAAAAGAACACTTCATATATAAGAAATTCTTTGAAGACAAAGGAATACAAGCAGGAAGTAATTTAGTAAAAGGTGATACTACTTATATACACACAACGTATTTAGATAACATAGAAAACCTATCAGAATCTTTTATTAGTCAAATAGAAAACATCAAGCAAAGACGACCTGAAAAGTATAAGCATCAAATTCTTGGTGGATGGTTAGACAAAGCTGAAGGTGTAATCTTTAACAATTGGACAATAGGTGAATATAAACAAGTAGGAGCTTCTGCATTTGGTCAGGATTTTGGTTTTAGTAATGACCCAACTACATTAGTAGAATGTAATATAGACACAGCTAATAAGAAGATATACATCAACGAAAGATATTGCTTACCTGCATTAACTACATCACAGATTTATCAGTTAAATAAACAGCATTGCTTGGATAGTTTGATTGTAGCTGATAGTGCTGAACCAAGATTGATATCTGAATTACAAACTGCAGGATTGAATATAGTACCTGCAATCAAAGGACAGGGTTCAGTTACATTTGGAATAGCTTTGCTACAAGATTATGATTTAATAGTTACACCTGAATCTATTAATTTAATCAGGGAACTAAATAACTATTGTTGGTTAGAAAAGAAAAGTAACACACCAATAGACAACCACAACCACTTGATAGATGCATTAAGGTACATTGTATCATATCAGTTAGAAAACCCTAACAAAGGAACTTATTACGTTTACTAATGACATACGCACAAATAATAGCCACGATACAATGTTATATTCATCACGTTAAAGGGATTGAAGTACCAATTAACTTGCCACGAAACATTGGTGAAATAAAAAAGATGCAGAAAATGTATTTAATAGCTGAAGAATATTTGAAAGTGTAAATGTTAAAGTTTTGTTAAAATTTCTAAAAATTTTTGTATTGTTAATAACTGATGTATATTTGTACTCAACAAACAAACAATCAGAAATTATGAAAGCAAATTTTGAAAATTTTAAATTAGGTACAAAAGTACAATCTTATGACAAAGATGGATATTATGTAATGAAAGCTTCAGGTTATGTTGAAAAACATTTAGGTGAAGGACACGCTATAATAAAAGATTTTAATGGCGTTTGTTGGTCTACTGTAGGTTTGAATAATATTGCTGAAGTTGAAATTTTAAACTAATAGATATGGAATACTACGACTACCAAAACGAATATCCTGAAAACGAATGCAGGTATTGTGGTGAAGCTTGTAAAAAAACATATTGTGACAAACAATGTAAACGAGCAGATGAAGATTAAGTTTTAAATAGGTTGGTTAATTAGGTAGTCAGAAATGGCTGCCTTTTTTGTGCTTAAATGCATAGCTTAATACAATAATGTAAAATATTTATTAATAAAGAAAAAACAACAATGAAGATAGAATTAAAAATACCAACTTCACTATCAGAAATAAAATTAGTGCAGTATCAAAAGTTTTTAGCTATTGCAAAAGACAATGAAGAATCTGAATTTTTGCAGCAGAAAATGGTGCAATTATTTTGTGGTATAGATTTAAAAGATGTGGCACAGATTAGATACAAAGATGTAGCTGAAATTACTGCTAATATTAACAATCTATTCAACAAAGAAAATAGGTTTATACAACGCTTTAAAATGGGTGGTGTAGAGTTTGGATTCATACCTAACCTTGACGATATGTCTACAGGTGAATATATGGATTTAGATAATTATATTACTGATTGGGACACTATGCATAATGCAATGGCTGTATTGTATAGACCGATTACAAATAAGTTAGGAAACAAATACGAAATAGAAGAATATCAAGGTTCTATTACCTATGCTGATGTAATGAAACACGCACCATTGGATGTAGTTCTTGGTGCTATGGTTTTTTTTTACAATTTAGGGAACGACTTATTAAGCAGTACGATAAACTATTTGGAGCAGAATCAGGAAGTGCAGAATATTCTGAACAAGCACAATTTGGAAAACGTTGGGGATGGTATTCAAGTATCTATGCTCTTGCTCAAGGAAACGTTAGAAGATTTGATGAAGTTTCCAAGTTACCCGTACACCAAAGTTTAACTTGGTTGACCTTTGAAAAAGAAAAGACTGATATAGAAATGAAATTAATAAATAAAAATAAGTAATGAAAGGATTTTACCAAATAAGCCAAGCAATCAAAGACCAATTAGATGCTGATGCTTTTGTAAATACTGTTACCATTGGTGATATATTCAAAGTAGACTTGAACAAGCAAACTATATTCCCTTTATCACACATAATGATTAATTCAGCAGCTTATAACGGAAGTACTTTTAACTATAGTATTTCTGTTTTGTGTATGGATATTGTAGATGAATCTAAAGAAGAAGTAGAAGATATGTTTGTAGGTAATGACAATGAGCAGGATGTGTTAAACACACAACAAATGGTTGCGACAAGATTACTTGAAATGTTAAGGCGTGGTGATTTATTTGATGATGGTTACCAACTACAAGATGGTGCAAGTATAGAATACTTTGTAGATAGATTTGAAAACAAGATTGCAGGTGTAACGGTTACAATGAATGTAATAGCACAAAACGATATGACTATTTGCTAATATGGCACAAGAATTAAAAGAAGTTCAAGCAGTATTAAAGCGTTTTAAAGATTACGTTATACAACAAAGTAGAAGCAATCTATCTAAAGGCGGTAAGAACGTTTCTAAAGAACTATACAATAGTTTGAAAGGCGAAGTGCTTACAGAAGATAATTATTCAATTGTGGGGTTCTCTATGGCTGAATATGGACAATTCCAAGACCAAGGGGTTAGAGGTAAATCAAGTTCAGCAAAAGCACCTAAAAGTCCGTTTAGATTTGGTTCAGGTACAGGTAAAAAAGGTGGTTTAACTAAAAGCATATTAAAATGGGTACAAGCGAAAGGTTTTCAATTCCGAGACAAGAAGAGTGGAAAGTTTATGAGTTATCAGCAAACAGGGTATCTTATTACTCGAAGTATTTTTCACAAAGGAATTAAGCCAAGTTTATTTTTTACTAAACCTTTTGAAGCAGGATATAAGAAATACATAGACACTGATTTAATGAAGGCATTCGGTCAAGATGTAGAAACAATGGTAGATTATAATTTAAAAGATATAAAATAAAATGATAATATATTCAAGAAGTCCTTACTTCATAACGATTAACGAAACAGGGCAAATAGGTTCTAAAATAGAATTAAGATTATGGAATGGTACAGGTTCAGCACCAACACCTGCAACTTATACATTTAGTAAATCTATTGCAAGTTCAACTCAAATAGAAAATGTTTATAACATAAGTCCATTTGTAAAAGAATATATTGATAACGTAGCACCTAACTATGCAGCAGGTGAAACTGATTCTACTACTATGTGGGTTAACGTTGAAGTTAAACGCTATAAAGAAACTTCAGTAGGTACATATTCTTTATTAGATACTACAACTTATTTAGGCACTAATGGCTATACTCAATTTTTAGATGGGTATAATTACACCAATGCTTCAGATACTTTTATGTTATTATCTGATAATACAAAAGAAATAAGATATGACATTACCAAATCTATTCCTTATGTTAACGTTTTAATAAGTCCTGAAAGTGGTGATGTTATAACTGCAACCTATAAAGATTTAAGAGGTCGTAATGAAGTAGTAGTTGGTTACACAGAAACAAAAGGAATGCTTAAAATACCTTTGTCAACTACAAACGCAAAATATAATAAAGGCAATACATTAACTATTTCTTATAACGATACTGATTACGTTTATAATGTGATGCCAATTTGCGAACCTAAATATGCACCTGTAATTTGTTCATTTATTAATCGCTTTGGTGGGTGGCAGTTTTTAACGTTCTTTAAGGCACAAACTAATAATATTAATGTTAAGGGTAGTAGTTTTAATTTATTGCAGGATTCAATTGATTATAACACATCTAAAGGGCAAAGTAAATCATTTAATATTAATGGTAAGCAATCAGTAAAATTAAGTTCAGGATTTGTGCCTGAAAACTATTCAGATTTAATTCAAGATTTATTGTTAAGTGAAACTGTTTTATTAAATGGTAAACCTGTTGAAGTTAAAACACAAAGCACTACATTAAAAACTTCATTGCAAGATAGAAATATCAATTACGAAATAGAATTTGATTACGCATTTAACCTTATTAACAACGTTATTTAATGGTAACAGTAGGAATATATATTTACATTAACGGAATTGCAAAGCGTGTTGAATTGTTTGATGATGAAAAGATTTCTATTACATCTTCAGTTCAAGATGTTTCTGATATTTCAAAAACAAGAACAGATTTTAGCCAATCTTTTACAGTACCTGCTAACGATAGAAACAACGCTATCTTTTCACATTGGTACAATAATTCTATTGATGGTGGTTTTGATGCAAGAAAAAGAAAAGATGCCTATATTGAATTAGATACTATACCATTTAGAAAAGGTAAGATACAATTAGAAAAATCTACTATCAAAAATGGTGTTCCTGAAAATTACACTATCACTTTTTTCGGTAGTTTAGTTTCTTTAAAAGATACGTTTGCAAATAAGAAATTATTTGATTTAGATTTTAGTGATTACAATTTTACTTATACAGGTGGTGATGTAGTTGACAGGGTAACAGGCGGAATAACAAACGATGTTAAATTCCCATTGATTACTTCAAATAGGGTTTGGTCAGAAACAGGTACGACTAATAACATAACTACTTCAGGTGGTGCAATATTAACATCTGAATTATTCCCTGCATTACGTTTAAGTAAAGTATTTGAAACAATAGAATCTGATTATGGAATTACATTTGAAGGTAATTTTTTAACTGATGCAAGGTTTACAAATGCTTTTTTATGGTTAAAGAATGCAGAAACATTTATACCTAAAAGTGGATTGACAAAAATAGAATTTTCTACAAGCTCAGGATTCCCTGTAGGTAGCAGATGGTTTTTAGGTAGTACGTTAACATATAATCAACCTACCACATTCGCCAATTCATTTGTAGAATTAACTATTACAGCAGCTACTACAGGTATAGATTATTCAATACTGCTTTATAAAAATGGAACACTATTAAATACGTTTCCTGTTCCAAATAAAAATACTGCAGCTAATGTATTTACGCTTTTAAATTTCACATCTGATTTACCTGCAAACGTTGGAAGCTATGAATTTTATTTACAATCTGAAGCACCTTTAACGTATGCGAATTCTTTAATTGTAGCTGTTACAGGATTTAGTAATGGTACAGCAAGTAAAGCTTCATCTACTACTTCAGGACTTGTAAATATTTCTTCTTTTATGCCTGATATTAAAGTAGAAGATTTCTTTAGTGGAATTTTAAAAATGTTCAATCTAACTTGTATTAGTTACGAGCAAAATGTTTACCAAATACAAGAATTAGAATCTTGGTATGCTGATGGTAATATAGAAGATATTACGCAATATGTTTTAAGTGACGATGTCAGTATTGATAGATTGCAATCGTATAAGAAAATAAATTTCAAATACGAAAAGTCTGAATCATTAATGAATGTTGCATTCGCTTCAAATAACGGAACGCAGTATGGTGATTTGTTAGCTGATTTAGATGCAGACGGTGGTGAATATGGTGTATCATTACCTTTTGAAAATTTGCTGTTTAATAAAATAACAGGACAGAATCTTCAGGTAGGTTACGCGTTAAAACAAGACTTTAAGAATTACCAAACTAAACCCGTAATACTTTACGATTATAACACTTTACAAACTTGTAACTTCTATTTAAAATATGACACAACTAATACAAATGTAACTACTTATAATTGTTTTGGTCAAGATACTTTAATAGGGTCTACAAATTATAGTTTGAATTTTGGTAGTGAAATTAGTTCTTTATTATTGACACCAATAAGCAATAGTTTGTATAACGTTTATTATTATAATTATTTAAGTAATATATATAATATCAAATCAAGAAAATATACATTCAAGTGTCAGTTTCCAATTAGTCTATTGACAAAATTAAGATTAAACGATAGGGTGATTATACGCGATACAAGATATTTGATTGATAATATGAATTTTGATTTAACAAGTGGCGAAGTTAATTTAACACTAATAAACGATTTTAGAATACTATGATAAAAGAAATATTAAACTTGTTAATGTTAGATAACCATTACGGGCAAAGCGAAACAATAGAAATAGCTAAAGGTAAATATGAATTACCTAATAGCTTTAGCAAAGGAATAAACCAAATTAAAAGACTTATTAAATGTCAAAAGTAGTAGAAGTAGATTTACAGGTAAACTCAAATGTTCAAGGCTCAATCGCTGAATTAAAAGCTTTAAAAAGGCAATTAAAAGACACAGCAGCAGGTTCAGATGAATTTAAAAAGATATATAATAAAATTGATGATTTAGAAGATAAGATTAAATCATCTAAAAAAGCATCATCTGATTGGATTGATAGTTTAGAACAAGCAGGTGGTCCTATTGGTGCTTTAGGGGGTTCTTTAAATAGAGCAAAAGTAGCTACACAATCTTTCGGTGGGGCTTTAAAAGCTACAGGTATTGGATTGATAGTTTCATTAGTAGCAGGTTTAGCTGCTGCATTTAACGATAATGAAAAAGCACAAAAGAAACTGCAGCCGTTATTAAATAGTTTGCAAAAAATATTTGCAGGTGTATTTGCTGCTATAGAACCTTTATTTGATGTCTTTATTGATTTAGCTACAAAAGCATTGCCGTATGTTAGTGACGCCTTTAAAGTGGTTTATTCAAGCGTTACAGCTGTATTCCAATCATTAGGTAAGATAGGTTCTGCTGTTCAAAAATTAATTGGCGGGGATTTTAGCGGTGCGTGGAAAGACGCAAAAGAATCTGTTAGTGGCTTTAGTAAAAACTTTAGTAATGCTAAAGATAGGTTTGAAAAAGGCAGCAAAGAAATGACTGCTACCGAAAAAGAAAACGCTGCTAAAAGGGCTGAAGCATTAGAGAAAGAACAAGAACGTAAAAAAGCAGCAGCAGATAAGGCAGCCCAAGAAGCAGAAAAACGTAGACAAGCAGAAAAGGAAGCCGAAGAAAAAAGAATACAAGAAAGAAAAGATTACATAGCTAAACAGCAAGAAATTGAAGATGAAGTACAAGGTGCTAAAGATGCTTTGATTGCCAAACAAGAAGAAGATAAACAAAAAAGGTTTTTAAGTGATATTGAAAGAAATGCGGCTGCACAAAAGAAAATAACAGATGATGCAAAAGCGCAAGAAGATGCAAGGACATTAATAGCTAAACTAAACTATGAAGAAAGAATTGCCTATGCACAAGCAGCATCTAATACATTAAGCCAATTATCTGAATTAGCAGGTAAAGAAACTGCTGCAGGTAAAGCTTTAGGTATAGCAAGTGCAACAATTAATACATATGTAGGGGTTTCTGAAGCATTAAAACAAAAATCTACTTTACCTTCACCTTTTGATGTAGTTGCTAAAGTAGCAAACGTTGCCACTGTTTTAGCTACAGGTTTTAAAGCGGTTAAAGCAATTACTGCTGTTAAAGTTCCTGCAGGTGGTGGTGGTGGCGCTGCTCCTACACCTATTTCAGTTTCGGGTGGTGCTACACCTGCTGCCCCAAGTTTTAATGTAGTAGGTACTTCAGGACAAAATCAAATAGCACAAAGTTTAGGTAATCAAGCACCCGTTAAAGCTTATGTAGTAAGTAACGATGTAACAACTGCACAAAGTTTAGATAGAAATATCGTTAACACAGCTACAATAGGAAATTAACAAAAAACAAATAATTTAATTTATAAATAAAAATAAAATGAGAATAGTAGAATTAATCATAGACGAAAAAGAAGATTTAGCAGGTGTCGATGCTATTTCTGTTGTAGAGTTTCCTGCAATAGAAGAAAACTTTATTGCTTTAAACCAACAATTACAATTAGCTAAAGTAGATGATGAAAAGCGTATCTTAATGGGTGCGGCTTTAATTCCAAATAAGAATATCTACAGAAGAAATGGTGATGATGAGTATTACATTTTCTTTTCAGATGCTACAGTAAGAAAAGCAAGTGAATTGTTTTTAATGAATTCAAACCAAAACAACGCTACATTAGAACACGAACAAAAAGTTTCTGATTTATCTGTAGTTGAATCTTGGATTGTTGAAGATATTGAAATGGATAAATCTAAAAAGTATGGATTGAATGCTTCAGTAGGTACTTGGATGGTTAGTATGAAAGTTAATAATGATACTATTTGGAATGACTTTGTTAAAACAGGTAAAGTTAAAGGATTTTCTATTGAAGGAATGTTTGCTGATAAATTAGAAATGAGTTTGCAAAAAGAACAAGAAGAAGAATTGATTCAAAAGATTAAACAAATTATTGTAAAACATAATCTATAATGAAAATTAGTTTTGATTATGATGGTACATTAAGTACTGCTAAAGGTACTGAAATGGCAAAAGAATTTATTGCTAAAGGTAAAGAGGTTTATATAATTTCAGCAAGACATTTAAAAGTAGGAATGATTAATAAAGCACAATCTTTAGGAATACCTGTTAGTAGAGTTTATGCTACAGGTTCAAACAAAGCTAAAATTGAAAAAATTCAAAGTTTAGGAATAGAAGAGCATTACGATAATAACAAAGATGTAATAGATATACTAAATCAATTAGGTATAAATGGTAAATTATTTAACAACTAAAATAAATAAATTAATGGGTAAATCAACAAGTCCGAAAGGCGGTAAAAGAGGTTGTCTTTGTAAAGATAACACGTATGATTCTAAATGCTGTAATGGTGAGTTACAAGAACAAGGAATTGGTTCAATTGTATCACAAGGTAGTGCTACTATCACTGTAGTTGATGGTGTAAAAACTATTGTTAGAAGTAACGGATAATATCCTAATTTATAACAAATAAAAATAATATTATTTATAAACAAATTAAATATTTTAAAAATGAGTGTAATCAATGAAATCAAAACTCTTTTGGGAATGGAAGTGAAACTTGCCCAAATGAAACTTGAGAACGGTACTATTTTAGAAGCTGATGCTTTTGAAATGGATATGCCTGTTTTTATAGTTAATGGTGAAGATAGAATTGCAGTACCTGTTGGCGAATACAAACTTGAAGATGGAAACATTTTGAAAGTAGACGTTGAGGGAATTATTGCAGCTATTGAAAAGCCTGAAGAAGAAATGCCTGAAGCTGAAGAAGAAATTGCTTCACCTGCTGAAGAAGAGGTTGTTGTTGAAGCTAATGCTGAAGCTACACCTAAAAAGATTGTTGAATCAATCACTAAAGAAATGTTCTTTTCTGAAATTGAAAAATTAAGAAATGAAATTGCTGAATTGAAAGGTGTAAAACTTTCTGCAGATGAAGAAGACAAAACTGATGAAGATTTAAAATCTAAAGAAGTTGAATTGAGTGTTGAACCATTAACACATTCACCTGAAGTTAAAGCACCACAAGTTCAAAAATTTTCATCTAATCGCCAAATGACTACTCAAGATAGAGTAATGGCAAAACTTTTTAATTAATAATAATAAACTAAATAAATAAAAATGGCTACTACTACAAGTATTACTACCACTTATGCAGGAGAATTTGCTTCTAAATATATTTCTGCTGCTTTATTATCTGCTTCTACTATTGAAAATGGTGGAATTGAGGTAATGCCTAATGTTAAGTACAAATCTGTAATTCAAAAAATTGCTACTGATGGTATCGTTAAAGATGCTACTTGTGATTTTTCTGCTACATCTACTGTAACATTAAGCGAAAGAATCATCACTCCTGAAGAATTCCAAGTGAATTTACAATTGTGTAAAAAAGATTTCCACTCAACTTGGGAAGCTGTATCTATGGGTTATTCTGCTTTTGATTCATTGCCACCAAGCTTTGCTGATTATTTGATTTCTCACGTTGCTGCTAAAGTTGCTGAAAAAACTGAACAAAACATTTGGAAAGGTGTAACTGCTAATGCGGGTGAATTTAATGGATTTACTGCTTTATTAGCTGCTGATGCTGCTTTACCTGCTGCACAAGAAGTTGCAGGTACTACAGTTACTGCTGCTAACGTTGTTGCTGAATTAGGAAAAATTGTTGATGCAATCCCTGCTGCACTTTACGGAAAAGAAGATTTGTACTTATACGTTTCTCAGAACATCGCAAGAGCTTACGTTCGTGCTTTAGGTGGATTTGGTGCTTCAGGATTAGGTGCTAATGGTACTAACGCTCAAGGAACACAATGGTTTAACAATGGTTCATTATCTTTTGATGGTGTTAAAATCTTTGTTGCAAACGGATTAGCTAACAACGTTGCTATCGCTGCTCAAAAATCTAACTTATTCTTTGGTACAGGTTTGTTATCTGACCAAAACGAAGTACAAGTAATTGATATGGGACCTATTGATGGTTCTCAAAATGTACGTGTAGTAATGAGATTTACTGCTGCAGTTCAATACGGAATTGTAGAAGATATCGTAACTTACGGAATCACAAACTCTGCTAACTAAAAATTAGCTTTTTTTAAATGAAAGGGGAGGTAAAATGCCTTCCCTTTTTTTTTATTAACTTATAAAAATATAAAAAATGGCTTGTGAAATCGCTTTAGGTAGAACAGAAAAATGTAAAGACGCAGTAGGTGGTCTTAAGGCAGTTTACTTTGTAAATTGGGGAGATATGACAGGAGTAACTTATGATGATACTAATACAGATGCTATTGAAGCTGTATCAGGTACACCAAGTGCTTACAAATATGACTTGAAAGGTAATAGTTCATTCGAACAAGCAATTACTTCTTCAAGAGAAAATGGTACTACATTCTTTGAACAAACTTTGAACTTAACTTTGAAGAAATTGTCAATTGTAGACCACAAACAAATTAAATTACTTTCTTATGGTAGACCACAAGTAGTAGTTGAAGACAACAACGGAAACTTATTCCTTTGCGGTTTAGAACACGGTATGGAAGTATCAGGTGGTACTATTGTAACAGGTGCTGCTATGGGTGATTTGTCAGGATATACTTTGACATTATCAGGACAAGAGCCTGTACCTGCAAACTTCTTGACTACTACTTTAACTGCTGCAGGATTTACAGTAGTTTCAGGTTCATAATTGTTTGTTTTTTTGATTGGGAAGAGGGTGGCTTCGGTTGCCCTTTTTTTTAAAAACATTAATATTTAAAAATAAAAAAAAATGAGCGAATTAAAAACAGTTTATAGTAAACTATTCAAAACAGAATTAGCTTCACAAAAAGTTGAATTAGCTGCTATTGATGATATTGAAAAAATATTAGATGGAGCATTAGCTAAACAAAGAAGTTTAATTGCACAAGGTTTAAAAATATCTGAAGGTTTATTGGCTTTAACTGCTGATTATCAAAAAGCATTAAGTATGTCAATTGATTCAGCTAATAAAGCAAAAGATTTAGGTATTGCAGATGCTGAAAAAATGTTTAGAGTTAGAGCTGAAGAAGCTAAAGATTTCGGCGGTATAGTAGGTAAAGTTTCAAATCAAATAGAATCTGCTTTACGTTCTATTTAATTTTTTTTGTATATTTGCATTAGTTCTTTACCATTGGTTTGGAATATATAAAGGTTTTTATAATTGTACCCGAAACAATTATTTTAATACACTATTTATGCTTTAAAGCACACTTAAATAGTTTTTTCAAGTTGATTACTCATTTGAGTAAAACAAATCAAGAAACGCATAGTTTAAATATTATGCGTTTTTTTGTTAAATTATTTTACCAAAATGGTTTTAACAATTCATTTAAACGCTCTATTTCTTTTTTAAGTTTTTGATTTTCTTTATAAAGTTCAGTATTTATTTCTAACAAATGCTTCATCTTTTTTTTAAATTCTAATTCATTCATATTAAGTTAATTTATTTAAGTTAAACACAAATTGACTACCATCTTCAAATTTGAACAATCCATAGTTCTTATTCTTTTCAATTAAAGTTCCTACTGAACCTTCTTTGAATTTATATTTTGTACCTAATTCCATTTTTATAAATTTTCTATTTCTTGTTTAACTTCTTCCCAATAATCTAACCTATCATAATAGCCATCTGTAAAATAAGCTTCTTCAATTAATTCATTAACCACTATTAATGAACATTTTTTAGCTAATACGTGATTTAAATGAATAATATTCCAAGAACCGTTTATAGTTTCACTTTCATTTAACAAAAAGTATTTGTGATATAATTCTAATGCTTTGTTTTTTGCTTCCATTATTTTTATATGTTAATGTTTTATACAAATGTAAACATAAAAATTAAATGTGTTAACATTTTAAGAAAACTTTAACATATTTTAAGGTTATACCATTAAAGTAAAAAAACATTTTAAGGTTATAGCATTAAAAACAATTTTGCATTTATTGTATTTATAAATAAAAAAATATATGATTATTTTAAAAGAGCAAAGTACAGCTCAAACTTTGAAATTAATACCAAGAAGTTACGGAGCAGATATGATAGTATTAAGAGATGAAACGACAAACGAAATACAAACTATTTCGGCTACGTTTACATTAGATTCTTATTATTTATCTACTTCTAAAATATTTGACTTAAAAGAAAATACATTTTACAATCTTACTATTAAAAACGGTGTTGAGGTTGTATATAAAGATAAAGTATTTTG